ACGCCCTGCGCAAATTGCCCATAGAGCGTGTTCGTGTTCGCGTTGGTGGCGTCCGCGGTGACAGGCGCCGCGCTGCCCAGGAGGCCGGTGTAGGCTGCCTCTGAGCCCTGGTAGGCCGGTGCGCCCTGGCCCTGCATGTTGCGGACCTGCTGATACGCCGTGTTCGTGTCAGCCGTGGTCGGCGCTACCTGCTCCCCGGTGTATGGCGTGTAGGGACGCTGGCTCAGCGCCTGTGCTGTCCCCACCGCACCCTGCGCGGCGTTGCTCAGCCAATCGGGTATCTGGACCGAACTGCCTGAACTTGATGTTGTCGTGATCGGCGTTCCCGGACTGCTACTCATTGGCCAGCACTCCAAAATGGTGACAGCGGCTTGCGGTAGGCATAGCCGCAGAGCTGCCAGTCGGCCGCCGCTCGCCCCCAGCCGCGTCGTCCGGTCAGCGTCGCCACTTCGCAACCCTCGCCACGCGCCCACTCGTCAATTTCGCTCTGCAGCGCAAGGCAATCGCTGAGGTCGCCCGAAGCCAACCAGTAATGCACGATCTTTAGCAGCGGGTGCGTGTGTACCTCGGTCACTATGACGCCGTCCCCGCGCTGCCACAGCTGGGCCCGGCGGTCCTCGATGAGCGCCACGACGTCGGCCGGCGTGTGCGTTGGGCCGCCGTGGGCCAGCGCCCTCTCCAGCCGCGCCAGTTTCTCCGTGCCGGTCATGTCATTGTATCAGAAATGCAATCAGTGGAAACGAACTGGCGTTCAAGGTTGGGGTGCCCAACGTCGTCGGCAGGCTGCCTGCCACAAATGTCCAGGATGTCGTCCAGCCCTGGAAGCCCTGAAAGCTACTGCCGAGGGCGGTAAACCCGAGAATGTTCATTTGAGAAATGTCCGTTGCTGCCGTCGAAATAATGGACGGGGTTCCGGAAAAGCCAACCGCGAGAAAATACCAACCGGCAGCGAGTGATTGGGTGAACCCAGTGATGGATTGTGCGCTAGGGGATGCCGTCGAAAGAGTGCCAAAGTCTCGGATCAGCGATCCGGTGCCACCTGATGCGTTGCCATAGATGCCGATTTCAGCTGAACCGGTCGCAGTCGTGCCAACAAAGATTTGCACGCCCGTGATCGTAAGCGGGACGGCAATAAAAACGGGCGTGGCGTAGATGCGATTAGCCACCACCGCGGAGTTGACGCCTGGCACAGACATCGGCCGCGTGTACCAGATGCCCGAACGGTAGCCGGGATGGGTAGTGGTGGCGGAGGTTCCTGTCGCTCCTGTTGGCCCTGCAGGACCGGTTGCGCCAGCCGGCCCCGTTGGTCCTGCTGGCCCCGGGGCGCCCGTCCCTGTGGCACCGGTCGGCCCAGGCGGACCCGCTGGGCCTGTAGCTCCTGCAGGCCCGGCCGGACCCGTAGGACCGGCTGGACCGGGCGTCCCCGTCCCTGTGCTCCCGATGGGCGCCTTGGTGTTGATGGCGTCCGCGATCTGCGCCAGCCGCTGCTCGATGCTCCCGGACGCCGGTGCGGTGAACGGTGCGGGCGGGTGTCGAAGAGCTGCCATCAGCGGATCCCCCATTCCCAAACGCGGCCGGCGAAATAGATGCGCAGACCACGCGGCTGCCGATAGATGGACAACGTGAACCCACGGCCGCCCTCATTGAACACAAAGGCCACGGGACGCCGCCGTGTGAAGTGGAACAGTCCCGGCGCAAATGGAGGTCCGAGTTTCGGTGCCATCAGCGGCGTCCCCCTGGTCGAATATCGAGCCGAGGACGACCGACCGACCACGGGACGTCCTGCAGCGCCACCATGCGCATCCGCACGCTGCGCCCGCTAAACCGGACGTCCATCAGGCCAGCATGTACGTCGGTGTAGAAATCCGACTCAAACTCGCCGGCATTGTCGCCCGGCTCCTCGCGCACATAGAACGAGTACCCGAGCACTCCCTGAGGCGGCGCGCTATCAAACACTACCTGCTTGACGTGGAACCGCTTATCGCCCTCGCCCAGCGCAATTGCACCGCTCTCAGCATAAATGCCTCGAGACACTGCGCGCGGCTGGCCATTATTTGTCCAGCCGTTTTCGTGAAAAAACAGCGACCCAGTGTGGTCGCCCAGATAGCCGCCAAGAACCGGGTGATCTGTAGCTCCTGTTTGATCAGCCGCGGTGCGATTGCGGGTGCCGATCGCCCACGGGTTGCCCGGATCCCCGTAGTTAAATATAAGATAACTGTCACACTCCGTGGCACCCTCACTCGGGTAGTCCCACCAAAACTCTGAAAATGCAGGATTGGGTGACCCAAACACGCGGCCAACCATGTCCCTACTCAGCACCGAGAAAAACCAATCCTTCACATCGCAATTGACGGGTTGGACGTTGCCTGAATAGCCCCAGAAATTCTTTATGCCGGGCCACATCACCATGCTGCCAACAGCGACCACGGCGCGCAACGACAGCGGCCCACAGCCCGACCCTATTTGCACGATGCCGTAGGCATACGGCGCGCCAACATATTGCATTTTGTGAACGTCGTGGGCGGTGAAGATCAAGACGCCGTCGCTGACCTTCGTCGCCGTCATGGCGTAGCTCTGCGTCACCAACAGCTTGCTGCCCGCGAGGTTGATGTCGGCCGGCGCCCACACGTCCAGGTTTTCCTGGTCGCTCCAGGCTATGTTGCGCGGATCACCGCCGGCCCCGAGCAGCACGACGTGCCGCTGATCAGTGACGATGACGCCGCGGTTGTTGGTAGGTGCGGTGGCGACTAGGACGGGTAGTCGCGCCGGGTCAGTTGGCGCGAGCAACGCCTGTGCTGGCGACCAGCGAAACAGACGCCCGTCCTGTGTCGGCACCACCAGCAGATCCTCACCGAACGTATCGAGGCTCCAGATGTCGCCCATGACGGCCGAGACATCGTTTGCAGTGATATCGCTGGCGTCTCGGCTGGTGCCGTACGTGCCCTCGCCGTAATCGCCGATACCGTAGCCGACCAGGGCGCCTGGCGGCTCGAGACGCCCGACGCCCGCAGGCGTGATATCGTACAGGTCGTGCGTGTCGAAGCGGTAGGCGTAGAGTTTCGCATCGGTGCCGAACGCGGCCCAGCGCACAGGCGGGGCTGGCGGCAGTCCGTTGTCGTGCCAAGTCAGGACGTCGCGCGGCCAGTCCGGCACCAGCGCCGGCGGCGTACCGTCGTCGAGCTGAAACGGCACGGACAGGTCGTGCCCATCCACACCCTGCAGCGCGACGTTGCCGCCGATCGGCTGGATCTGCCCGCCGCGGAAGCGGACATGATCGGTATCGAACCACCGCCCGGGCGTTGCCTCAGGCGTGGCGTTCCGGACCACACCCGGGGGCGGTGCCTGGGTTACGCGCGGCATGTCTCAGTGGCTCCCGCGCAGCGGTGCGGACAGCTCGCGCCGCGGTGTTGAGATCGCCGCCAGCGTTGTGGCGGCTTGCGTTCCCGCATAGATGATCTTGGTGAACACGATCACCGGCGACAGCACCGGGAGCGCGGTCCCGCCACCGCCGAGGGCTACGGTGTGCGTGTGGCTCCCGTCACTGGCGAGCGTAACGTAGTGGGCATGGCCGCCGGCGCCGTCAATTGTCAGAATGTGTTGGTGCTGCCCATCAACCGACGTGACCGAAGGGCCGCCAAAAGGAACCGCCCCGGATGCAAACGAGCCAGTAGGCGATGCGCCGCTGGTGGTGTTGGGAACCGTGTGCTGATGGTTTCCCTCCGTGCCGGTATAAGCGGTTTCCCCGGTGTGCAAATGATCGCCGACGGCGGTGGTGGTGATGGTGCCGCCATGCGTGTGCGCACCGGTCGTGGAAACCGTCAGATTGTAGCTGGGCAGGTGCGTCTGCTGGATGGTCTGCAGCACCGCTCCGGTGGTCTGGCCGAGCGAGAACACGACGTGGTTGCCGTTGCTGTCGGTGACGGTGCCAGCCGCTACCGATGCCCGCCCGGGCGTGTTGGGCAACCGGAACGTGGTGCTCCCATCGCCGCTTCCCCAGGTCGTGCCGATCGCGGCAAATAGGTCGGAATAAGTCGCTCTGGAAATAAGACGACCGTCGCAGACAAGCCACCCAGCGGGAGCGCTCGGCCCAGCGAAGTCAATCACGCTGCCTATTGGCATGGCAGCGCTGACGGCGGTGTCCAGCGTCGTGAAATTAGTGTTGAGCAACGCGCCCCAGGTGTCACGACTGGCGCCAACGGTCGGGAGCGTGAGCCCCAAATTCGGCGTTGTCGTCATCTGACTACTTCACGCCGGCTGGCGGGTGGTTGGCATCGTTGGTGACGCCGGAGGGCGTGTCGGACGTGTCGTCCGTAACGGCCACGAACCATGTTGCGCCTGGATCGCGCGGGAGCTTCACCCAGAAGCCGGCGATGCCCATGGTCCGGTTGAACCCCATCCGCAGCACCCAGTCTTTGTAATTGCCGTAGGACGTGCCGGCGTGCGGCCG